TTCCGGTCTCGACTTGTGCGCCCCAGATGTAAACTCCGCTTGTGCCGTCTCCGGTGTAAGACACACTCCTAGCTAAACTTCCATTAGACAATCCAAAGACAACAGTCGAATCGGAGTTGGTTGGAGTGAACGCGCAGCGAAACCACCCATTACCAGCATCTTCAATCAAAGCGACTCCTTGTGTTTGAGATTCAACGGTTCCAGCTTGTAAATCAAACCAAGCCCAAGAACTAGAACCCCCGTCGCGTCTAATTTGAAACAACCTATTATTGGCATCTGCTTGTTTAGCGTAAACCGAAATAGTTCCTAAAGCGTTACCTGCTGTTGTGTATAGCAAGTGATTATTATTTCCTGATTCTATCAATTTGTGCGCACTTATACTACCATTCGGTGCTTCAGTTTGATTGTTATCGATAAGAACAGACAATTTAGTCCAATCAGGATTACTAAAGTCTTCACTGTAAGGAATCAAGTTCGTCGCACTCGGCTCCACCAGCATCATCGGCACGGAATCAACGTAATCCACGCGCACCGTGTTCGCTGGGGCTGACGCTATGTTACCATCGGGGTCCGTGTAGGTCGCGACACCTGCGCGGGTCGCTGTGATAACGTCGAGGGTCTCGGGCAACGCCGGGTTCAAGTCGAGCGTTGGGTTCTCCAGGGTCCCGACCATCGAGTCACGCGCGTCAAACAAAAGGTAAGGGTTTAGCGCAAAAGGGCTAAAGCTACCTCCGAATCCTTGGGTAAGGTCTGCTCGACTTATCTTACGAGTCAGAGGGCGTGTTAGTGATCGGGTAAGAGACATTATTAGAATGCTTTGTTATCAGCGACAGGAGCGACGATGATGTCTACGTTGGTAGGCGCAGCACTAAGGTCAACTTTAAGCTCCTTCGAGGACGTCGTGAACAACGCTTGTCCGTCGTCAGTGAACGTAACGTCTTCACCGATGTCAACCCAGGAGTCAGCAAGCTTATGTTGGAGCTTGATTTGGGCAGATCCGAATGTGCCAATAACAGCAAACATTCCAGAGCTACCATTCCAGGTCATGTCGATATCAGCGGCGCTAGTCACATCGCGAGACACAGTTCCGATTCTTGTAATTTCAGGCATGGTTTCTGTTTAGTATATATTTATGAATAATTAACCCCCGCTCCTCCTTTAGGTGTACTAATTGAAGAACGAGGGATTGTAAGTGGTGAACGACGCGATGCCTTAGTTTTACGTTGTTGTCTAGCCGGGCTAAGTGCTTTCTGTGCGACCTTGGTGGGTGGCGGTGGGGGTGCCGGAGGCTTAGGGATCTCGGGCATCTTAGGGGCTGACATACACATGGCTTATTGTCTTAGGTTGGTATTGAGAATATTCTTGTTTTGTTCTTCGTGAACAGTGCGGAGAAACGTAACAACCGAGCGCTGTCCATAGTGGTAGTCAAGATGCCTCAGAGTTGTAGTAGGCCCAAAGTCTCGCTTCGGATACGCCTTTTCGATAGCTTCAAGCAAACTCAACGGCACTGTAGGCCAGTGCTCGGTGTTTTCATATAAGCTCATGAGTCAAGAAAGATCGTCTAGAGTTTGAGGTAAATCCCCGTTGTCGATCATTTTGCGCGTCTCTACAAGACACATTGCGTTCCATATGACCGCCCCACCGTGGTCTTCGCTTAGGTCTCCCTGCATAAACGACCACAAGTGGCGATACAAGCTGTCAACGTAGCGGGACAAAGGGATTCCCTTGCGCCAGTTGTCCCTGCCATACTTAGTGGCACCGTCTTCAAAGCGTCGCGATACAGCCTGGAGGGCAGCAACAGGAATACAACTGGGCATTCCCTTGCCGATCATGGCGTCTCGCACGGCTCCCGTGTCGAATTCACTGCGTTCCCCTGAGTCAGGAAGAACACTCTTATTTTGTTTGTTCATGGTAGTGGTTCTTTAGGTCATATTCTACGTTAACTATTGTATCTTTTAGATACGGTGTTGGGTAATATTTATTAATACGCTTCTTGTCTGGCGTAATGACTGTGTCTTTGTGGATCAAGTTGTGCTTAGCGAGGTAACGCATGGCCGCTGTGATGTTCTCACTGCTAAGGCCCATGAGGCGAGCCAAAAGGCTGTTCTCAATGCCAGGCCTCTCGAACACAGCGATACACAGGCTAGCCCGGTAGAACGTCGTGACACCTGCGCGTCTCATAGTTTCACTTAGTATCAGTAGGTGTCTCATGGTGTCCACAGTTTAATGTCAACGCCATCGTAATCGTCGGCGCGTAGTATCCTGGCGAGCCTAGCGGTGACCAGTGCGTCGTCTTCGGTGAGCCCTGCTTTCTCGTAGGTTGCCACCACAGTTTCCCAGTTGTATCCGTCTTTCTCTAGGATCTTCTCGGCGGTCTTAGTGCCGATACCTTTGACGCCCATGTAGCCGTCGGTCGGGTCACCTGCGAGTGTCTGGATGAGATGGAACTTGTCGGCTTCTTCTGGGGTGACGCTGCGCATCTCGTCGCGCAACATGTTATACCAGGTGATCGGTAGGGTCCCGAAGTCTTTGTCACCACTGACCGCCACAAAGGTCGGGTCTTCGGTGGCCATGATACCACACACGTCGTCAGCCTCTAGCCTAGGAAACACACGGGAATCGTAGGACTCAATGGCCCAGGAGCGTAGAGCTTTTAGGCCTAAGGGTTTACGCGTGTTTTTCCGGTTTGATTTATAATTAGGGAATATATCGTAGCGGTAGTTCTCGGTGTCTGAGAACGCCAGGATAAACTCTGCGTCCTTGTCTAGCTTCCTGACCACGCTCATGAGGCATGAGTCAAAGCTGTGCTGTGATTCCTTCTCGCTTGAGTGTAGTGTCCATGTGTCTTCGTCCCACTTGATTTCGACCTCAGTAGAGAACGAGGCGCGATAAAGGAACATATCTCCGTCTATTATTAATTTCATATCTTTAGTGTGTTTCAGCCCAGTTGTTTCCGACTTTGTATTCTCCGTCTAGTGGGCACAGGAGACCAAAGGTTTCACCAGCTTTGATGATAGCATTGACAAAGCGCTGGCCGTATTCGTCTGCTTTTTCTGGAGGGCAACTAAACTGGACCTCATCGTGGACGTTAGCGTGGAGCGTGTAGTCTTCTCCGGCCATGTCGTTGACAAAGTGCACTAGTGCTTGCTTCATGCAAATCGCCCCGGCTGACTGTAACAAAAGGTTAACGCTACTGTGCGGGGATCTACAAGGCAACGTGCGACCGTCGAGTCCTTTGAGAAAACCAAAGCCTTCTACTTTGTCTTTGACGGCCTCGCGTAACCTTTTGATCGCTGGCATCTGTTTGAAAAACTGAGCCTTGAGCCTGCTGCCGTCCTGTGCGGTCCCATCGACGACCTCTCCTATCTTGGAGTCTGACCCACCGTAGATTAGGCAGTAGATGAAGCGTTTCGCTGCGTTCCTGTCGGGTAAGCCTGCGGCCTCTTGGTTCGCTGTGTGCACATCGCCACTTAGGATCTCGTTGGTGTATCGTCCGTCGTCGATCTTGTGCAGGTAAGCGGCTAACATTCGCAACTCAAGCCCCGAAGCGTCACAACCCACCAAGACACGTCCTGGCGGCGCAGTGAACAGCGCACGGCACTCGTAGCCATATTCAGCAGACACTGAAGGACACTGAGCAATGTTCGGCGACTGGTGACTACATCGGCCACTGACGGTCCCACCTGTATTCACTGAGCCATAAATATTATTATTATTAACAAGCTTGAGCCAACCGTTTTTACCTTCGGCTAACTGACCGAGGCGTTTAGCAACCAACAGATACTCAAGTAGCTTCAGGCTCTGTGGTGTGTCGATACCGCGTAGCACTGCCTCGTTGATCGCTGGACGTTTACCCTCGAAACACTCAGGCTTCCACCCGCCTTCAATGAGGCGCTCTGAGATCTGATCGCGACTCTGTGGGTTAAACGGAACTTCTTTGGTTCGCATCTCGCCTTTCTTGACGTCCTTGTGTCCTGCTTCGTTCGCCTCTTTCTTTGTCAGCCACTTCTTGCCATCTGG